CGCGGATTGCGTATACATCAGCTCCACCCCGCCCTCCACTTAGGAGGAGCGAACGGAGTACTGAGCACCAGCCCAGGTCATGGGATTCCTCAAGAGGAATTTCCGTGAGCAGTCGGGCTTGAGGCCTGTTATAGTCATTGTGTAAATGACCAGGCACCCTAACCCTAACCCTAACAGAACCCAATCGCCAATGCCCTGATCGCTTATCGCGGATCAAGGTCTCCCCGTCCAATCTTTGTCCCCACACTGTATCTTTAAAGAACAGCGCGGACGGACCGCTTGTACCTTCTTCTCCCTCGCGGGATGGAAAGACCGGCGGCTCGAAACCAAAGAACTGTTTGAACAGCTCTCTGAGTTTAACAATCAGGGACGGGTCCCAATGGCTATACTTCAACAATATATTATTACATACATCGTTAAAGCGGAGCAATGTCTCTAATTCATCCCCTGCAAGACTTGATTTAACCCGAAAGGGCGTCACCAAGTATCCTGCAAAGTAGTCCGTACCACAAGATTCCCTGAAGGGTCCCTTGTAGAAGCTCTTGTGCTCGTTGACCTGTAGGCCAACAGCATTCAGAAGCTGGACGACTGTTCCGACCTGGTTGGTCGGAACGATGATATCATCGCCAAATACCGACACGTCGTCTACCCCCCAAGCGGTTGCTCGGAGGGCGGAGTCCTTGTCAGCATTATCTCCACGTCTGAACAGTGCTTTTCGAAAGCGCTCAGAATACGTGGGTTTTGCTGCATTGCACAACGCCCAGAAGACGATCGCCTCAACGGGGAAACAGACAGCTGATCCCATTGGCGCGAACTTCCAGAGAGGGACTTCCTCTCCGGACGTATAGAGAGATTTTGTCTCTCCACTCCAGCGAGGACATTCCTCGCCGTTAGGCAGTACCGTGAACTCGGAACGGCAGGCATCGAAGCATTCAACCCAATCACTGGGAAAAAGCCTCGTTACAAGCCACCAAGACACACGGTCCGATGCCTCCTTCAGGTCCAACGACGCAAGGTCCCCAGTTTGGGAGCCTAGTAATGCTAATCGTTGGTTTCTGGTCTGATCAGTACAACTGACCTGACGCCGGACGTTAGGGTACCGTTCTATAGCATCATACAGTAGGGTCATTAGGCCCTGTTGTATGTACATGAACTCTCTAGGTTCCGCGCTGATGAAGCGCGGGCCTCGGGAATCCTTCGGAACGAGAATACCTCTTGCACCTGGTTCAGGTTCTTCACGAACATCCAACTTAGAATTCAACATAGTCGAATCTAGGCCGTTAATGCCGCTTACGAACCACTCAGAATACGGATATACCGCATCAAGCTTCGCGATGAAGCGAGCTCCCTGCCAGCGCCCATGTGGCGTCGACTGACAGGCTGTAGCACCGGTGCCATATCTGGGTTTAATGTCTCTCGGGTTTACACCTTTGAGTAGGGAGCCGATCAAGGCTTCCGCACGATCAAGATAAATCTTGACGGGTACATTATCAATGAGTTCGCTCAAGCCACCATTAAGTAGCCTTTGCAAATTTAGAAACACTTCATCCTCAGCCGTTTTAAAGGCCTCGAACACAGCATTTTCTTGCTCTTTGTTCCAGGGGCATTCATACTTGTAAAACAGGAATGTTAATTGCCTGATACAAGCTACTGCAGCACCCAAGCTCTCCACGACCATCGGCATCACGCCGGGGGTCCCTTCCGCCCAAAGGGCCACTCCGTTCTTTTCGAACAGTAGTGACCAAGCGGACGAGAGGAAGCTTGGGTAGGCACAGTCCTTCGCTGGACGCCATCCATCTGGGATCTCGAAGACGCCTGTTTCCAGGGCGCGATCGAGAGCTTTACCCAGTGTTGGGAGCGTTACGGTCAGGAATTCCATGCCTTCAGCCATGCACCGTCTTTTAAACATCTCGGTATCCCGAGCTGTGACGTAACATGACAGTTTCGTGTCGTTTGCTAGAAGCCGCCAGATAGCGGCTGCTCGATGTAATTCAGTTTTCATCTTGCTATATAGTAACTACGGCAGTTTATCTACCGCGCCCACCTTTTTACGTGGGCTAATTTGTGGTGGCCTCGTTGGAGACCTTACTTCAACCGATGCGTTGGCGAATAATACGCCTTCCTAGCACCAATAACAAACTAACCAATGCCGAAACGAAAGCAGCAACAGCGGTTTTACCCGTTGTTGCCACTTCTTGTTCGACGGCGGCCAGCTTATCACTGGTAACATAGGCCACTTCCTCGATCTGAGGAAGGTCCCACGCAGGGAGTTCCGGCTCCACCTCAAGTGCCCTTGGAGGGAGCACCATCTTTTCAGATGATGTTCCGCCCTCGCACAACGAGATGCAGCCGGATAGTAGCAGTAGTGACAACAATACTCTCATGGTTAGAGAGCATCACTGCCAGCTACAAACTCGCCCGTGAAGTCCGGATTATCCGAAACATCTTGGACACCGACGATCATGGCAGCCACTTTGGCCACCTCGGTCGAAGGAACGGTTGACGGCGCGCTCAGAGAGACGCGCCCCTGAATGAACCCCGTGTATTTTCCCATGTCCGCGTTATAAACGGGCACGGTGAATGCGTAGGTTCGAGTCAGGATTCCACCCTTCGTTTTTACGGCCTTGCGGTCGAGACGAAGGAGCCCATCAAAGTCCCCTTGAGGGGATGGTGCGGTCCAGACGACACTGTTGTCATCCGTACGCTTGTGGGTAAATACGACATCGGAGATGCCATTGTTAACTGTCAGGGTAGTTTCCATACTATTCTGTTGTTTTCTAACGGTTTGTGGTGTTTTCAACCACGATCATCCTCCGACCGGAACGCGTTGTGCGATCTCGATGAATCGGCGACGATCAGTTCCCAACATATAAACCAGTTCCGCTAAGGTGCGGAGCTGGCCTAGACTTGGTAGTGCGATTTTCGGCGTGGGGACTACCCCCGCTTCGAGGTCAAGCACCATTGCTTCCCGAAGGTAAGAACTCGTCTTCACCGTCCCCGTGATAAGGGAATTCGGATCTGACTTGTTCTTGATACTAGTACCGTAGGTTCCTTCCAACAAATCCAAGGTGCCTGTAGACTCTGAGGTGATCTTTCGAGACCATCCCGTCCACAGCACACTATAGGAAATGTCGTCGACCGGCTTGTTAAGCGAGTCGCGAAGGAACTTCCCGAAATTCCAGAACCAATCCAATACAAACGTGAAGGGCATAAGCTCATACGCTGTTGGAAGGATTCCGGTTGGTGTAAGTCCATAATAGGACCGCCAATACGCGTCAAACATACCCGTTATTTTGGGTGAATGATAGCGTATTCGGGCAGAGGTAGTTACCAGCTTGGTGTACTTACGAACGTTTCCGCCCTTGTGGTACGACGTCGTGAACGACGAACTGGTTTCGACCTCTCTAATGCTCTTGCCATGGAGTGTTGTCTCTGAGGAGACAACACGCTGCAGCTGTGACCAAAAGTCCGTATCGGCCTTCTTCAATCTCTTGAGAAGGTCCAAAAACGGCCTGATAGCCAGCTGATAGCTAAGGTCTGCGCTGATTGCCAAATCAGCAAAGTCCTTCCAGGTGAACTGCCGCAATGTCTTCTGACCAAATATCCTCCTAATTTCGGGAGAATTCCAGCGATTAAGCCGGGTTAGGTCAGAGAGGAGGTTATCGATCTGGGAGAAGAAGGCTCGCAAAGCCGTCATCCCTTCGATCAACTCTCCAAGTTCCAGAGAGGCATCGAATTGGGTTTTAACCTTCTTCGGATGCATCTGGGACAGAGCTTCCAGCCTCATTTCCTCGTCGGACCCCAACCAAGGGGCAGCCGATAAGTTGAGGCCAGCAGCATAAGCGGCACCTGCACTGATCACCGTAACAACCTCACCTTCAGTCTCGAAAGGAGAATTTAGGTAGCATTTATAGGTTGTCTCGACCAAAGGACACCACCAGTCTTCCACAGTGTGGGAGACGGTGTTGAACCCCATTCTATTGCCAACAACGTCGGTCATCGACTCAATTCGACCAGTCTTTCCAGACATGATCGTTGATGAGTTATGATTTCCAACGTCGGACGTAGTAGGGTAGTCCTTCGAGAATACTCCAGGATAACGCACGTCAATTGAACCCGGGCGGTTAAACCGCCGCCAAGTGTTAAAGCTTCCTTCTACGGTCGCTTGTTGCACAAAGGTCGGGTTAGACGTCGTAATTGTATTTCTGGAACGTGATCGGGCCATGGCTCGGTAGTATCGATAAACCAGAGAGGCTTCCTGCCTCCCTGGGTATGTTGCCCGTTACGGGCAACATGGACAGTTGGAGCTCAACAATGAGCCCTGACTTGCGCCAGTAGTAGCGCCCCACAAGGGGCG